CCTCAGCCCTCTATTGATAGGACATCAGCTTTAAACAATGATTGTTTAATATTGTTTAGAATTGGTGTTTATTGTTTAAGATCTGACTTTTTTGCCGTTTTGCTCTTTTCTGTCTAATCTTTTACCCTTTTTATTGTTTAATTGTTTAAAAACGCAAAAAGCCCCTGTTAGAGGGCTCTCTGGTTTAAACGATGATTGTTTAATGTTGTTTATTTTAGTTCAAAAAGAGGATATCCTTTTATCCTGGCTATGTGTTGATTGAATTGTGCCCAGACATCTCTATCTTTAAATTTAAAATGCCCTGTACCTTTTTTAAATCCTTTGATAGTAAAAAAGCCAAAATCAAACCACTCCCCATAGTATGGCTTTGCCTCTACATTATACTCCTCCAGATCCTCAAAGCCTCTCATCTGATCATCATTTCTGCCCACAATTACCAGCCTATTACTGTAAGGATGTTTTTTTAAAAGGGGATCTCCTTTTTTATCCTTTACCCAAAATGGGCTCCTCAAAGCATCTCTCAGATCTGGCACCCTATTAAAATCTTTTCCTGTTATAAAGCAAAGAGCCTTTGTAAGATCCTCTATCAATTCGTATGATCTACTGCTGTGAGATATACAAAGCCCTGAGCTCAGACTATAAGCCTCCCCAAAAATGGCAGGCATTATAAATTTTTCATTTACCAGATAGTGGCTATTAGTAGCCCATCCCTCTACCATGTGCCTGTTATCTTTGTAGTGTAGTGTTAACTTATCAAATACCTCCAGCTAATTCCAGGGATGCCTACTCTGAGTATTCGGACACCCTGACACACATTGAGAAAATTATCATAGATCAGAAATTCTCAGGAGCAGCTGCTGGCTTTTTTAACGCCAACATTATAGCCAGAGATCTGGGGCTGACTGAAAAGTCAGAGAGCACTGTGACCATAGAGCAGCCTTTATTTCCAGACTCAGAGTAAATGGCATTTTTAAGGACTACAGCTATAAATAAGCTCCTGGCTATGAAAGCCAGGAAAAAAGTGGTGCAGGGATCCACATCTGCGGGCAAAACTTATGGCATCATCCCTGTCCTGATGGATAGAGCTGCAAAGACTGAGAGGCTAAAGATCACAATAGTGGCAGAGACACTGCCAGCAGTTAAGGAGGGAGCAGTGGACATCTTTAAAACTGTCATGATGGAGACTGGCAGATGGCAGGAGTCTGGATGGAATGCATCCAGCCTCACTTATACTTTTAGGAACCTCAGCAGGATCCAGTTTAAATCTTTTGACACAGTAGGAAAAGCAAAGGCATCAGGCAAAAGAGACATACTCTTTTTAAATGAGGCAAATCACATCCCTTTTGCCATAGCTGACATGCTCATGACCAGGTCAAAGGAGATCTGGCTGGACTTTAATCCAGATGAGCTTTTCTGGGCTCATAGTGAGGTGCTCAAAGAGGCAAATAGTGAGTTTTTACTTTTGACCTATTTAGATAATGAGGGCATCCCTGCTGAGACTCTGGAGGAGCTGCACACTAAAATGCAAAAGGCTTTTTATGATCCTCTGGGAGACTGGGACTCTGAGGCAAATATAAAATCTAAATACTGGGCTAATTGGTGCAAAGTTTATGTCAGAGGAGAGATGGGCACCCTGGATGGGGTGATCCTCAGAGACTGGAGCCACATAGAGACAGTGCCTCCTGGAGCAGTCCTCCTGGGCTATGGCTCTGACTTTGGAAAAGGAGGAGCCGATCCCACCACTACAATAGCTTTTTATTATTTTGATGGGGAGATCATCTGGGATGAGGTGGTCTGGCAGAGTCAGCTCAGAGACTCTCAGCACATCCAGCTGATGAGGGCAGCAGGAGTGGATCCCAGACAGCCAAATTTTTGTGATAACTCTGAGCCATCAAAGATCCTGGAGCTCCAGCTGGGAGGCTACAGGCAGGCACAAAATCATAGTACAAATTTCCTGTGAGCTGCGCATTTGTGAGGATTGACTTTTTAGGAGAGTAGAGGATGCCCAGCTCTGCTGATGGCAGCTCATGCTCCATGCTATAACTCCAGCCACCTGTCCAGTGGATGCCCACTACAGGCTGCAATTTTTGAGCACCCAGGGCTGAGCCCATCAGGGGTGCTGCTAAAATTAAATTTTTCATGATATAATTTTTGTTAAAATGTGCTTTTGTTTAAACTCCTCCAGGAGCTCTTTGAGATCTGCCTCAGCATTAATGTCAGAGCACTCTATCCAGATGACTCCTGCTGCTTTATTATCTCTGAAATATTCCATCTGATCCTCTTTGTCAAAGTCAGACATTAAATCCTCCAGATCTGTGCCCTCCTCATCATCTATAAAATAAAAGACCTCAGCATCTGCTCTCTCCATCTCCCCCACATCCATGTCCTCCACATCCAGGGCATATCTGATTTTTTCCTTTAATTTGTCTGTAAATTTGCTCATAATTATTTGGTATAAAATATTACTTTTCCGTACTTTCTGAGATTTATCTCAGTTTTGTCCTCTTTGCTGCTCCAGGCTCTCTGGATGCATTGCTGAGCATTATGCTCTCCTGTGTAAAGGTGCAGTCTGCCAGCCCCTACCAGATGTCTGGCTCTGGGCTGATCTGCTGGTCTCTTTTCCTGATAAACTACCCTAAAATTTTTATTTATCTCTGAGATCATGCTTTTTGTTTTGTCTGACAAAGTAAAGCAATTAAAACCAAACTAAAAAAATATTTTTAGATAAATTTAAAAAAAAGTTTTAATCCTCCCCTGGCACCACTGCTGGCAGGCTGTCTCTCCATGCCTCAAAGTCTGCCAGATCAAAATGCCTCTCTATGATCTCAGGCACTGGCAAAGGCTCAGCATCCTCACAGATGATCTCTATCTCCAGGATCTCCTCCTGCATGCCTAAAAGCCTCTTAATTAATTTTATCATTATTTTAAATATTTTGATATTCTCACTTTGACTGCATCCATCAGACCATCCTGTCCTCTGGCTTTTCGGCTCAGGGCTGCCAGGACATCTGAGTCTATGGTGCCCTTTAGTCCGAGATGATTAACCACCACAGGCTCTGTCTGTCCCTGCCTGTCCAGCCTGGCATTAAATTGCTGATAAAGCTCCAGGCTCCATGTCTGACCATACCAGACTATGATGTGACCTCCTGCCTGCAAATTAAGTCCATGACCTCCAGAGGCTGGATACATGATCATAATGGGGATTTTTTTATCATTCCAGTCCTGTATGTGCTGATCAGTTTTGAGCTGGACAGCATTTTTAAACCTTTTGAGGATCCTGTCCCGGTCATGCTGAAAAGTCCAGGCTATCAGGACAGGGTGCCCATTAGCTGCCTCTATGATCTCCTCCAGGGCATCCAGTTTAATATCATGCAGATGATGGACAGCTCTGTCCTCATCATAGACTGCCCCATTTGCAAACTGGAGGAGCTTTGTGCTCAGAGCTGCTGCATTTAAAGCAGAGATTTCCTTATCTGCTCCAAAGATCTCCAGCACCATCTCTCTCTCAAATTCTGCATATCTCTCAGCCAGTGCCTTTGGCATCTCCAGCTCCAGATAGTTATTAATTCTCTCAGGCATGTCCAGATAATCCTCTTTTTTCATGCTGATGCAGATGTCCTGGATCTGATGATGGATGCTGTCCTCTGATCCTTTCATGAGATCATAGCTGTAAATTATAGCCCCATTCCTGTCTCCTGGTTTAAAATATCTGTCTCTGTAGGCTGTGATTGTTTTGCCCAGCCTCTCCCCTTTGTCCAGGAGATAGACCTGGCTCCAGAGATCTATCAGCCCATTTGGTGCTGGAGTCCCTGTCAGTCCTGTCACTCTGGGCACACCAGCTATGGCTTTTTTAAGAGCTTTAAATCTCATGCTTTTGGAGTTTTTAAAACTGGACAGCTCATCTATGATCACAAAGTCAAAAGGCAGGAAATTCCCACCATACTGACCACAGAGCCATGCCACATTATCTCTGCCCATTGTGTAGATGTCGGCTTTGACCTTTAAGGCTGCCAGCCTCTGCTTTTCTGTGCCTATCACTTTGGAGATGGTCAGATGTCTCAGATGATCCCATTTGTCTATCTCTGCTCCCCAGACAGACTCTGCCACTCTTTTGGGAGCTATGATCAAAGTCTTTGAGATCTCCAGCTCCTCAAACATCAGGGCATTGATGACAGTAAGGCTGGAGACAGTTTTGCCCAGCCCCATGTCTAAAAATAGCCCAGACTTTGGAGTGCTCAGGATGTGATCCACAGCAGCTCTCTGGTAGTCATGCATTTGATCCTGTCTCATCGTATTAATATTTTTGCTAAATAAAAGCCTGCCACCCCTCCAGACATAGCTCCCAGGGCATAGATCAGCCTATGAGTCTCTGTGCCAAAAGCCACTTTTTTGACATTATGGCTCCAAAAATAGGAGATGCCAAAAGAGCATAAAATGACTCCCAGGATCTGCTCTTTAGCTATAAAGTAAGTATTTAAAACCACTAAAAAAACCTGTATAAAGCCAGAAAAGGCTAATTTAAAATAATTCATATTTCCCACTCTTTTAAAATTAGATCCATCTGCTTTGATATGTCTATCACATAGACTTTAAATCCCATCTCCTCCAGCTTTCTGTGGACTGACAACTGAGATCTCCTGGGCTTTTCTCCAGTAGTTTTAAGCTCAGCAAAAAAGATCCTGCCTCCAGGCAGCAGACACATCCTGTCAGGCAGACCTGTGATAAAAGTGGGCAGGAGCTTTAGGCTCCAGCCTCCCATGTTTTTGATCTTTGCACTCAGCCTGCTCTCCAGGGATGCCTCCTTTTCTTTTATTATTTTTTTCATGCTAAGGCTTTTGAGATTAGCCAGATAGCCAGTGCTGCCAGCCCCACCCAAAAGAGTAGAGTACCTATCACTTTTAAAAGTCCTTTTCCTACTCTGCCCCAGTTAGTGGGCTCATGTTTAAATTTTGCCATAATTAAAATATTATTTTTGTTAAAATGTGTTTTTGTTTAAACTCCTCCAGGAGCTCTTTGAGATCTGCCTCAGCATTTATGTCAGAGCACTCTATCCAGATGGCTCCTGCTGCTTTATTATCTCTGAAATAATCCATCTGATCCTCTATGTCAAAGTCAGACATTGAATCCTCCAGATCCTTTCCCTGGCTGTCCTCCACAAAGCTGATGATCTCATCTATGTCTGAGTCATACAA